CTGGAGGGAGGCGGGCAGCTGCACGAGCATACCCGGGCTGAGAGCGGCGAACAGGAGTGCGGGCGTGGTAACCTTGGGGCTGGAGATGTCGAACATTGTATACCATATCAATAGAAAATGTTTAGAAATTTAGGTGGCGTATCTGGACGATGTCTGACTTGAAAAGTGATACACAAACTCACAGAAGTCTTGATACTGCATACCACCCATCAGGATTCCCCTGAGATATGAATCATCGCAGTAACCCCTCATGCCCATCCACATGTTCATGAGGTCTTGCTGGTACCACTCCTGCCACCGCTGGAAGTCCAGTTGCATGTCGTACATGTCCTCGTCGCCATTGTCATCCTGGGGATCTGGATGAAAGTGGTAATCGTCGGATGATTTGATGATAGGCATGGGTAAATGCAGAGCACTTGAATTGGTTCTGTATATATCTGGGCGGATTTCCTTAAGCCTTCGTCGCTCGTGCGGTAACGCTGGTTGCCTCCTCCTGTGGGAGGTTGTCCTCGATTGCCATCATGGCACCCTCCACCTTAGCCTCGTCATTCCCAAAGAAGGTCATCAGACCCTCCTTGACCGTCTTGCGGTTGAACGGCGCCTTCTTCACCGCCGTCTTCTGGGAAACCTTCCCCACACCCTTCACACTGACCGAGTCAACCTCCTGACTGCTCATAAACTGACCAATCTCTTGGGTCAGATTCTTGACTCGGTCTCTGAGTAGTTTGGTGTCTTTACCAATTGCCTTGAGCTGCTCCTTGAGTTCGAACAGCTCCCGCGTCTTGTCTTTAATCTGCTCTGAGTCAGACATGATTATTGTTTACTTATAGACGGAATTCTTTAATCGAGAGGACGACGCATGAGATCGGGTGTGATGGTGCTGTTCTGCCACACATACGGGCTCTTCGGGTTGGGGGGCTCTGCGCGGATGGACTGGTTGGAGTTCCTGAGGTTTCCGCCGATCGTCTCGGGGAAGCCGATCTGCGCACGGGGGTCCAGGAAGTTCTGACCCTTCAGGATCTCATCGGGCGCAAACTGCCCAAAGTCCTCTGCGCTGGAGACCTCACGGGGGAGGAGGCTGCTGGCGAGACCCACGCCGTTGCCCAGAGCGCAACCGGCATTCTCGGGGGTCGGGGCGTCGTTGGCGCTCCTGCCACCCGCCCGGGCACCGCCGCCGATCGGGGCATAAAACTCCCGACCCTTGTCAGTGTAGCACATGCACCACACGAGGACACCGACGAGAATCAAAAGTGGGAGAGACTTGCGAAGGTCCTTAACGTTCAACATTTAGTATATCATCACATAATATTTTTACGGCTCGTCATCACTCTCACCATCCTCAACCTCCTCCGTCTGACCTGGGATATCTTCATCGTCGAACATGCACTCGTCCGTGTACCGCTTGGGCTTCTTGGGCTTGGGGGCTGGGATGACCAGGACCTGAACCACCTTCCACAGGGGTGAAAAGTTCTTCTGGTAGATGAGAACCCCTAGGAGTTCCACCACCACGTGACACCTCGTCCCCTTCTGGAGATCATCCAACTGAATGATGGTCTTGTCGAGATTGAATGCCCTGACCGCAACCTGACCCTTCACCCGAGCCTTCTCACACGTCATGAGACCCGATTGAGCCACGCCTGGTACATACGCCCCATCAATCTTCTTGTCAGACAACTTCCGACCAAACCACGCCGTGGAATTATCCTTGGCAGCCTGAAGAATCGAACCATCCACCTGGCGTACCACGTCGGCGGGTCCATCCATCAACTGCATCGTCACACCGTCATCCGCCTGAAAATCCTCATCCAGTGCGCAGTCCTTCAACTTGTGGCGACTCTCCACACACCGAACAAACTTGCGCCCGTCGGAGAGTGTCGTAACCTCCTCTGAGAATTGCATTGTTATTGATCTCTACAAGTATATTGTTTACCCTTTATTTGACGAACTTCTTGTCGGGGAGACCAGCGAACTGGATAAGGGCTGCCCTCCTCCTGAAGTCCACGGGGATGTAGGAGTCCCGGGCGGGGTTGTACCCCCTGAGGGTCTTCTCCAAGCGCACCGCCTGGATCCCATTCAACTGGATGTTGACCTCGGAGTTCTTGTTGATGCGGTGGGTCATCTCGTTGTGGATGTAGGACCTCCTCTTGTTCCTGACCCACTTGAGCGTCTTTGTGTCGAACCTGACATCCCCAGCCGTCTCCTTGTACCCTGGAACCTTCAGCCCCCTGGGGGCGTGCAGGCTCAGAGCCAGGTGGTGGGACTTGGTCTTCTTGGGGCGGCTGACACCCTTTGCCTCGTTGCGGAGCGGGTTGACCTTCGAGGCATTCTCATATGCCAACTTGGGCTGGAACTTCTTGCGCACCCTGGGGGTTGCCTTGATCTTGGCAATCCGTGGCTTGATGTGCTTGAACAGAGTGTCGGTGCTCATGGAACTGCGGACCCCCTTGAGACCCAGCACGTACTTGGAGAATATATACATCCTCTTGCGATCCTTGTCCGCCTTTTCCTTCCTGAGTCCCAACTTGTTCAGGAGGTACAAGTCGTCGATCAGATACTTCTTTCCCGCCATCATGACCCCCTTCTCCTTGAGGTACACCCTGTCGTCCCACACATCCGCACCCATCTCATCCCTCCTGAGGAGCACGGCATCCAACATCCCACCCAGAGTTGCTCGGGACGTCTTGTTGTCCTCGGGGTGCCACCACCCCAGATTGATGTCTAGGGCGAAGATCTCAATGTCAGCCAGGGTGTTCCCTGGAGAGACGTTGTTGGTGTTCCCCTGCTTCTCCTTCCCCTTGAGGGTGTAGCGACGGGTCAGGCGACTGGGGACCGGGGATGCGTCCAGGTTCAAGAAGCGCCCCAACTTTGATGCGGCAGCCCGACGGACATTTGCAGACATCTTGCTGCCGAAGCGCCGACGAAGCACCTCCATCTGATCCCACATTAGGAGACGGGTACACTGATAGTGCAGGAATGTCTTCTTCTGTCCGAATTTGAACGCAGGAACAAACTTTGTGTCAATGTCTGACGTGACTATGCGTTGATCACGGGGTGAGTAGTGGTTGAATGCCTCTCCGCCCCCAATGATCATCTCGCCCAGTGGGAGCATCTTGGAGGTCATGTGGGAGACCATCTGGTACAGGGTCCCACGGGATGTGTCTGTTAGGAGAACATACAACATCTTCTCCAGCTGCGCATTGGTCATCTTGTGCTTCCGAGCCAGTTTCCGCCACTTGACGGGTTCGTTGTTCATCCACGCCTTGAACATGTCCGCCTTCCCTAGGCATATAGTCTGTCGAGCAAACTCATCGATAGTTTTTGGAGAGTAATATTTCTCGTCCATTATAGTATACATAGAAAATATGGACTGTAAATCGGATATCTGTAAGGGTGATAATCGATCACGAAACTGTCAGTGCTACGCACTCTCGAGTGCCTCTGACGCACGCAGGGTTCAGAAGTGCATGGTGGAGGAGGACGGTGTCTACTACGAGTGTCAGGCTGGGTGCTGCCACGAGGGGAAGGGGTGCCCCGGACAGTGCGACGGCGTGGACCCGAGTCCTCCGTACAGGGTGATCAGCCCGTCGGACGTGTACCAACTCAAACTGTCTGAGAATATCACGTCCGCCCAGTTGAGGGACGCAGCCCTCGTCGGCATCATAGGACTATGCATAGTCAATGCCTTACTGTTTCTCGCCTCAATTCTGAAGTTAAAGAAATGAGACCACAGTTACGTAGTACCAAACACACAATGGCTTCCATGGATTCCATCTCTGAGCAGATCACCGCCCTCTCGAAGGAGCTTAAGTCGCTTGCCAAGATCGTCCGCAAGGTTCGCGCCCATCAGGAGGACCCGACGGGCGAGAAGGCGAAGGAGCGCGCCGCCCGCTCGGGCTTCAACCGCCTCCAGAAGGTGTCCCCGCAGTTGGGGGCGTTCCTCGGTCTGGGCGCAGGTGAGGGAGTCAGCCGTGGCGAGGTCACCAAGCGCATCAATGCGTATGTGAAGGAGAATAACCTCAAGCACTCCGACAACAACCGGGTGTTCCTTCTGGACGAGAAACTCAAGACCATTCTCGATGTCCCGGCTGGTATCGATCTCCAGTTCACAAACCTCCAGACGTACCTGAAGCCCCATTACCTCGGGGCGCTGGATGCCCCTGATGCTCCCGCTGCAGCCGCTCCTGTTGCAGCCCCCGCCGCCGCAGCCCCGACCCCCGCTAAGAAGGTGGTGAAGAAGGTGGTGAAGAAGCCCACTGCGTAAAGCCTTAGAGTTTTCTCTCTACATATAACAAAACAATGGATTCCGATCAACAATTGATTTCGCCGCCTCCCCTGGATCGTGGTGAAGTTGAAAAACTCGTCGGTACAAAGGTCGCTAACCTGGCTTTGTACCAACAAGCTTTCACTCACAAGTCTGCCCTAAAGCGCTATACCCTGACTGAGTCCTTCGAGACTATGGAGTTCATGGGGGACTCTGTGCTGGGCTTCATCATCACCAAGTTCCTGTTCGACCGCTATCAGGATCAGCAGGAGGGGTTTCTCACCAAGGCTCGTACGAAGTTGGTCAGGGGCAACACACTGGCTGGGATTGCAGGGAAGTTGGGAATGGATCGCTTCATCCTGATGGACGAGAAGGGTGAGAGAAACGGGTGGGTTCGGAACACCAAGGTACTGGAGGATGTCTTTGAGGCATTTGTGGGGGCGATCTATATGGATCTGGGTCTCCTGCAGGCAAAGCGGTTCGTCTTGGATTTGTTCAACAATTCCCACGTGGTTGATCTGGGCATCATCGACGAGGACGACAACTACAAGGATATCCTGATGAGGTGGTGTCAGGCTCGAAAGTTTGACCTCCCTGAGTACAAGACCCTGACTCACAATCAGGGTGTGTTCGTGATTGACGTGACTGTCAATGGTGAGGTGTGTGGTGTCGGGAGGGCGAGGAATAAGAAGGCTGCGGAGCAGTCCGCTGCCCAGATGGCTCTTAGAGAATTGGAGGCATAGATATATACGAATATGCTCGAAAAGGTTCGTCTTTTGATCGAGCGTGAATATGCGGCTCAAAAGTCTGATGAGTGGTTGGCTCTTCGCGGGAAGATGCTGACAGCCTCTGACGCTGCGACGGCTACGGGGTCCAATCCGTACTCGTCGGAGAGTGAGTTCATCCTGAACAAGTGTGGTCATAGAACGTTTTTTGGAAACGAGGCTACCCAGCATGGTGAAAAGTATGAGGATGAAGCCCGAGACAAGTGGTGTGCACAGACGGGTGAGGTGTCTCATGAGATTGGTCTGTTTCCGCACCCCCGCTACAACTGGTTGGGTGGAAGCCCTGACGGTATCACGGAGTCTGGGAAACTCATAGAGATCAAATGCCCCCTCAAGCGCAAGATAACCCCCGAAGTCCCCCACCACTACATGCCCCAGTTGCAGTTGCTAATGGATATCCTTGATCTGGATGAGGCGGTGTTCATTCAGTACAAGCCAGCGGAACTGAACTGGCCCGCCCCCGAGGAGTTTGTGGTGACCCACGTCCCCCGTGACCGCAACTGGATGGTGGAGAATATCCCGAAGATGCGCCACTTGTGGGACAAGGTGCTGTGGCACCGCCAGAACGGTGTGCAG